GAGAACATCCCGAACAGGATCGGGAAGGCGTATGCCGTGCTGAGTCAACTGCCGCAGATCGCCGAAAGCGTTCGCAGCTACCAGACAGGCGTGCATGACATCCGGGCAGCCGTCGTGAAGCATTATCCCGTCATTCCGGGCAACTACGCATCGTTCATGAAGCGGCAGGAAGCGCTGGATATCCTCGTTGTGGTGTGGCGTCAGTACCAGAGCTACTTGCGCAGCCGTGAGTGCGAAAAAGACGCCGGAAGGCAGCAGGAGATAAGGCAGGAGATTTTGGCCTACAATGCCGAGCGTGAGCGGCGTGCGGCGCTTACTGCAGAGCAAAGGCAGGCCGAGGACAAGGCACGCGGAGCGTATGACTATTTGCTCGAATGACCCTATTGCGCAGGAAAGCGGAAACGCGTAGATTTTGACGCATGGCAAAGCAAGCAAGCACGCGCAAGGATCAGGTCGAATACAAGGCCTTCCCATCGGCTCGGCGTGGACGGCAAAGCGCCTACACGCCAGAGCTTGGGCGCGAGGTATGCGAGCATCTGGCGGATGGCGGATTCGCAGCTGCATGGTGCAGGAAGCGCAAGATTCGACCAGCGCTGATTAACAAATGGATGGAACAAACCCCCGAATTCGAGGTAAGCATCGCGCGTGCGCGTCGCTCTCAATTCGACTGCATCGCAGAGGATTGCGTCACGATCGCCGATGCGCCATACACCACGATGGAGCAAATCCGCCAGGCGCAACTGCGCATTGATACGCGCATGAAATTGCTTGGCAAATGGGACCCCCAGCGTTACGGCGACCGCTTGATAGAGGACAAAGAGGTACGCGTCACCGTGACCGTGAATGACCCCACGGCTGCGGCGCGTGCCATCATCGAAGGCGAGGTATTGGACAATGCCACTCAAACGCGGCAAATCACGCAAGACGATTAGCGCCAACATCCGCGAGCTTGTGGCCAGCGGACGACCGCAGCGCCAGGCAGTCGCCATCGCATTGCACGAATCGCGGCGGCGCAAGCGTGCGACAAAACGATGAAGGTTACCGGTCTGCGCGCAATGGATGGTCGGCGATGCGGCGGCCGTACCCCCGGCAAAGCGCGCGCTGTTCTGAGACGGTTCCGATGAGACTCTACATCCGCCAAAAGATTGCTCCACGTGGAACATTCACATGACCGAACCCCTGCGCAAATATGGCTCGCCTGCCGCACGTCGCGGTCGTCAGTGGTACATCCAGATTCGCATTGCACTGAACGAAATGCGCCGGGATGGCCGTGAGCCGGTGGCCGTGTGGGTGCTGCCTGCGACCGCCAACGACATGCGTGCGCTGTGGGCCGAAGTTGGCGCGTTCGACGGCAAGCTGCCGCTGGGCGTGGCTGGCGTGCCAATGAAGGAGGGTGCGACCGGTGGCCGCGACTTCGTGTTCGAATACTACGACACGCGCGCTGACGAGGCGCGTGCGCGGGAGTTGATGGACCCGATTTTCCACGTGCGCGACAACCCGCTGGCTGGGACGCATTGATGGCGAAGGAAGTCGTCACCGATTTGTTCCGCGGGTGGAATTGCCGCCCGTACCAGGTCAAGGCGTGGGATTACCTCAATGGCGGCGGCAAGCGGTACGTGGGCGTGTGGCATCGCCGCGCCGGCAAGGACGAGTTGCTGCTGCGCTGGTCTGCCCTGAGCATGATCCGCAGGCCGGCGACGTACTGGCACATGCTGCCGATGAAGGAGCAGGCGCGCACGGCGATCTGGTCGGCGATCAATCCGCACACGGGGATACGGCGCATTGACGAGGCGTTTCCGTCGGAGGTGTTCGAGAAGAACGAAACCGACATGATGGTCAAGTGCAAGATCAACGCCGCGACGTGGCAGGTAAAGGGTTCGGACAATTTTGGCGGCGGTATCGGTTCGCCGCCGGCGGGCATCGTGTTTTCCGAGTACAGCCGCGCCGACCCGAACGCGTGGTCGTACCTGCGTCCGATCCTGCTGGAGAACGACGGCTGGGCGGCGTTTATCTCGACGCCGTACGGGCACAATCACTTCGAGAACCTTTACCGGTATTCGGTATCCGAGGACGGCAAGCGCGACGGGTGGTTCGGCGAATTGTTGCCGTACACGGCGACGGGAGTGTTCTCGAAGAAGCAGATCGACGCCGAGGAACGCGAGATTTCGCGTGAGCGCAACTCCCCGGAGGAAGCGCGCTCGCTGATCGGGCAGGAGTACGAGTGCAGTTTCGACTCGGCCATACCTGGTTCGATTTTCGGCCCAACGATGGCGGAATTGGAGCGCGCGGTACCGCCGCGTGTGACGGTGGTTCCGCATGACCCGAACTACCAGGTGTTTACCGGTAGCGACCTGGGCGCCAGCGAGGGCAACGACATGGCCATCTGGTGGTTCCAGAAGGTCGGCCACGAGACGCGTCTCATCGACTGCGACAGCGCGGTCGGAGTCGGCATCGACTGGTACGCGGAGAAGATGAACGAGCGTGCGCGCGAGCGAAAATTCGTCTACGCGCCTGTGCCGTGTTACCTGCCGCACGACGCCGGGCACCCGCAGGCGAGCAACGTGGGCGCGGCGAGTTTCGCGAGAAAGCTCAAGGCCGACTACGGCTACGCGAGCGTGGTCAACCCGGTGACGCGGGACCTGTGGTGGTCGATCATCCAGATGCGCGCGTTCCTCAAGACGTGCGTGTTCGACGAGAAGCACTGTGCGCACGGGTTGCAGGCGCTGCGGCACTACCACCGCAAGTGGATACCCGAGCGGCGCACGTACCAGGAGCGCCCTGTCCACGACTGGAGTTCCAACATGGTCGACGCGCTGCGCACGATTTCCGAGGGCAACACGCGCGGCATGGGTACGGCTGTGCAAGGCGCAAGCGGTGTGCTACATTCGCCGCGCGTCCGCGCACGGACGGCGATCGATTACGAGAACCCGCTTTACGGGGAGTGACAATGCACGCACCGAAGGCTCCGAACATTCCCGCCCCGACGCCGGCACCGCCGCCGCCCACGTTGGACCAGGCCGTGCAGGCCAGCCAGCAGGACGCGTTGCTGCGTGGCCGCAAGGGCGCCGCGGCGAGCGTGTTGGCCGGTGCCGCCGGCGCGAGCACGCAGGGCATGGCGCCGGCTCCGGCGGCGAAGCTGCTGGGCGGCTGACATGGCGCGCGAGCGGTACACGTACGCGAGGGCGGACGAGGGCCGCGCCAAGGACCTTGTCGGCCAGGTCCTGTCCACGCACCAGCAGATGAAGTCGGCGCGCGGCAATTTCGACACGCTGTGGCAGAAGGTTTCCGAGCGCGTGCTGCCGAATTACTCGGATTTCATCATGCAGTGGGCGGAGGGCCAGCGCCGCACGAACCTCGTGTTCGAGTCCACCGCCGTGCTGGCGCTGGAGCATTTCTGCGCGGCGCTGGAATCCATGCTGTGCCCGGCGACGCAGCAGTGGCACAGCCTGCGCCCGTCGGACCCGAAATACTGGGGCGATGCGTCTATCGCGCAGTGGTGCGACCAGTTGACGGACGTGCTGTTTCGCATCCGCTACGCGCCCAAGGCCAATTTCCAGGCGCAGGTGCACGAGGTATTCGCGCAGATCGGGGCTTTCGGCACCGGGCCGATGATGGTCGACGACGTGGTCGGTTACGGCATGCGCTACCGCTGCCTGCATTTGGCCGAGACGCTGGGGCTGGAAAATTCCGCCGGCGTCATCGACAACGTGCAGCGCAAGTACCAGTTGACGGCGAGTGCCGCGCTGGACGCCGAGAACCGCGGCATTTTCGAGAAAGGCTCGTTGCCGCCAATGATCCGCGAGGCGGCGACCAAGCAGCCGACATCGAAATACTGGTTCGTGCACGCCGTGTACCCAGACCCGGAGTACAACCCGCGCCGTGTCGATGGCATGCCGTTCAAGTCCGTGCACATCGCGCAGGAAATGCGCTGCCTGCTCAAGGAGTCCGGCTACCGCACGCAGCCGATCCTGATGCCGCGCTACCGGGTCAATTCCAAGGAGACCTACGGCCGCGGGCCTGGCGTGGATGTCCTGCCGGACATCCTCATGCTCAACGAGATGGCCAAGACCAACATCCGTGGGCGCCAGCGCGCTGCCGCGCCGCCGATCCTGCTGGCCGACGACGGCACCATGGCGGCTTTCGACATGCGCTCGGATGCGCTCAATTACGGCACGCTGTCGGCCGACGGCAAGGCGCTGGTGCAACCGCTGCAACTGGGCGCCAATTTCGAGTCCACGGTCGAGTTCATGAACGAATCGCGCAAGCTCATCGAGCGCGCGTTTCTGGTGGACATTTTCAGCATCCTGGCCGACCCCAACCAGCAGATGACGGCGACCGAAGTATTGCAGCGCGCCCAGGAAAAGGGGCAGTTGCTGGCGCCGATCATCGGGCGCATCCAGTCGGAGTTGTTCGGCCCGCTCATTACGCGCGAGCTGGACATCGCTGACCGCGCCGGCCTGCTGCCACCGCCGCCGCAAAAGCTCGCGCGCGACGGGCGCATCGACCTGGAGGTCGTGTACGAGTCGGAAATCCAGGTGGCGCAGCGCAAGTCGAAGGCGCTGGCCGTCGCTGCTGTGCTGCAGCAGGCGACGCCGCTGTTCAACATCGACCCGACCATCGCCAAGAAGATCAACCCCGAGCGCACGCTGGCCATCATCGCCGACGCCAACGGCGCGCCGGCCGGCATGCTCAATACGCCGGACGAGAACGCGCAGGCCGATGAAGCGTTGCAGCAGCAGCAGCAGTTGACGAATCTCGCCCAGTTGGCCGGTCCGGCGAGCCAGGCGATCAAGAACATCGCCGACGCGCAGCGCGCCAGCGGCAGCACGACACCGGGTAACCTGCCGCAATGAGTCGCCAGCCGCGCGCGGTGCTCGCGTCGAAGCTGTGGAAGTCGAAGTTCCTGGCTCCCAACGGCGATTTGTCGGACGACGGCCGGCTGATGCTGGCGGATTTGGCGAAGTTCTGCCACGCAAGCCTACCGGCGGTGCAGAAGGATATGGCCGGGCGCATCGATGCGCTGGCCGTGCAGCAGATCATCGGGCGGCAGGAAGTGTACTTGCGTATCGCGGCAATGCTGTCGGTCAACGACATCCAGACGCAGCGGCTGGCGCACATGAATTGGCCCGGCGACGAGCCGGAAGAAACGGGCATCTGAGGATACGACAATGGCAGACAACACGGGCGCCGCTGCGGCGGCATTGGCTGGCGGCGAAACCACGCCGGCCGCGGCGACGGACACCACGCAGACCCAGGGCACGCCGGCACAGGGCACTGGCCAGGGCACGGCGACCGCGCCGGAGTGGGTGAAGGACTGGGAGCCGGAGGACGCCGGCTACATCGAGAAAAAGGGCTACCGCGACCCCAAGGACCTGTACAAGGCCTACCGGAGCCTGGAGCGCACGCTGTCCAACGACAAGATCGTGCTGCCAAAGGAAGGCGCCGACCCGTCCGAGTGGGACGCCGTGTGGAACAAGCTCGGCCGGCCCGAGGCGCCGGACAAGTACGCGATACCCGAGGGCGCGGACGCGGAAATGTTCAAGTCGCTGGCGCCGGGACTGCACAAGGCCGGCCTGTCCAACGTGCAGGTTGGAGAAATCACCAAGGCGTACAACGACTACGTCGGCAAACTGGTGCAGGGGCAGGAGAACTCGTACCTGGAGGACCAGTCCAAGGCCATGGCGTCGCTGGAGCGCGAGTGGGGCAAGGACGGCCCGAAGGAAATCGAATTCAACCGCCGCGCCATGCGCGCGCTGGGCCTGTCGGTCGAGGACGCAACGCGCTACATGCAAGGCGGCGCCGAGAAGTTCCTGCGCCTGCTGAACCTCGCCGGCCGCTCGATCGCCGAGGACAACGCCGGGGACATCCGCTCCGACGAGACGCTCGGATTCGGCCTGACGCCGAATCGCGCCGCGGCGGAACTGGCAGAGCTAACCCGCGACAAGGAATTCATGGCGCGCGTCGCACGCCGCGACCCGGTGGCCAAGGCCAAGTACGACCGTCTGCTCAAGGCGTACTCGGAAGGCGGCAAGGCGCGCACGACGATCAGCAAGGCGTTCGGCACGTGACGCTGACGTATTGACAACGAAAATTTTTTGTCGCAGGATGCGCGTCACATGCGCTGCGGTAGCGGCTGGCTGGAAACAGGACCCGGCCGCTATCGAGAACAGCAGGGCCGCCGACTGGCGGGACCCCAAGACAATCTCCCCGCGCCGCGAGGCGTAACTGTTTTGGAGTCGCCAACATGGCAAACCAGGCCCCCACTTATTTCATCACCAAGTTCACGAACACGGTCGAGTTCCTCGTCCAGCAGATGCCAGCGCGTCTGTGGGAGCACTGCGAAATCCGCAGCGAGGCGCCCGGCAGCGGCGCCGTAGCCGCCGAGCAGTTCGGCTCGACCGTCATGCAGCCGGTGGTCAGCCGCCTGCAACCGATCAATTTCACCGACACCCCGGCCTCGCGCCGCTGGGTGTATCCGGCGTCCTGGTACGTCGCCGACGCGGTCGACACCTTCGAGAAGCTCGAAATGGCCATCGACCCGGACGGCTGGATCGCCAAGGCGCAGACTTTCGCCGCGAACCGTCAGAAGGACGACACCGTCATCAATGCGCTGTTCGGCACCGCGCAGACGGGCAACACGTCCAATACCGGCAACGCGCCGTCCACCCCCGTCCCGTTCCCGTCCTCGCAGCAGGTCAACGTCGACGTCGGCTCGTCCGGCGGCGCCACGCCTACCGGCATGAACGTGCCGAAGCTGCGCGCGGCCAAGAAGCTCATGCTCGCGGCCGAAGTCGACCTTGACATGGAATCGCCGGTCGTGGCGATGACCGCGTCGCAGCTCGACGACATGCTCAACCAGGCGCAGGCGATTTCGCTGGACTTCAACGAGACGCCGGTACTGGTCGAGGGCAAGATCACGCGCTTCATGGGCATGGACTTCGTCCACTCCGAGCGCCTGCTCAAGAACTCGTCCGGCTACCAGCGCAACCCGGTGTGGGTGCCTTCGGGCATGCGCGCCGCGGTGTGGGAGGACATCACCACCGACATCCGGCAGCGTCCGGACCTGGTGAACAATCCCTGGCAGGTCCAGTTGACCATGATGATCGGCGCCACGCGCATGCAGGAGCCGAAGGTCGTGGAACTCCCCTGTGTGATCAGCTAATAGGAGCCACCCATCATGACCACTGTTGTCCAGACCAATTCCAACGTCCTGACGAACGCCTACGGTTCCAACCCTGGGCTGCTCGTCTCGGACTACTTCGCCAACTACGTCCCGCGGGGCAAGGAAGGCACGGTCGCCGTCACGACCAACGACTCGACCACGTCGCAGTATCGCTTCTGCCGCGTGAACTCCGGCGACTCGCCCAAGCAGATTCTGCTCGGCTCCGACGCGCTGGGTGGCTCGTGCGCAGTCAAGCTCGGCCTGTACGAGGTCGACTCGACCACGGCGGCCGAAAGCACCACGGCCAACGAGGCGCTGTTCGCCAGTTCCGTGTCGCTGGTTTCCGCGGTCGTGCCGACCGACGAGCGTTTCAACGCGCTGGCCGGCAACACCATGGGCCAGCGCATCTGGGAACTGCTCGGCCTGTCTGCCGATCCCGTGAAGGAATACGACTTGTGTGCTACGCTGACGGCGGTAGCGGCTTCCAATGGAAGCCTGAGCTTCCGTTACGTGTACACGCGCTGAGGACTTGAGCCATGGCATATCAGGCCCTGACGAAGAACATCCAGGATCGGAACCCGTACACTTACGCCGTCGTCAATTCCGCGACGGCGCCGGACGGCAACGACGTCGCCTTGTTGTACAACCAGGCGACGATCACCAACCGCCAGGACCTGATTACCGTTGTCGAGCAGATGCTGCTCACTTTGCAGACGGCGTCCGGCACCGGTTTCGGACCGCCGTAAGGAGGCCCGCATGGGTCGCCGCGGCGGTTCAATTTACGTAAGCACAGACCCCAACCTGGCAGTGTCTATCGGCACGCCAGGTCAGGGCGTTTTCATTGGCAAAGGCGGCCCGACCATCT